TCATAAAGTCTTTCTCCAATAAAAGAAGTGTCTGGAGCTGTCTCTAAGTCTCCAACTACTCTATCTGTCCATGTAATCTGGGATAAGGAGAACTCTGGATTACCATAGTCATCCGCAAAAGCATCATCCCAAGGATCAGGGGCAGATCTAGTGAGTTTAATAGGCATAGTATTTGGATCAAAAGTATTAGCTAGACCTGGTTCTACTGTCTCTACCCACTCACCTACATCTACGTCTGATTGATTGTTATGCTTTATCCAGTAGTCATCTGAAGAGCTACCAGGATCACCTGTAACCTTAATAATAAACCCATCTTTGGTTACAGCAGGAAGATCTGTGAAGTCTACTACAGTATCCTTAATGGCTATCATGTTAGCTGAGGGAGCTTCAACGTGAAGTGTGAAATCTGCCTCATCTTCCCTTGTTACATGAACATTACTACTACCAAATTCAGTAGCAGTAAATCCAGCAACTCCGTTAATACCATCAGCTATATTAGATACAGCGGTCGCTGCATTACCAGCAGATGTGGAACTAACTTGAACTCCATTTAAGAGGGTTTTTAGGCTGGTAGAGGATGTGGCTTGCTTAAGAAAAACAATGCCTTCAGGGGCACGTGAGGCTGCCGTATCGGTACTCTTAGCTGTCACTGTGGTCTTGTTTAATACAAAGGATGTGTCAGCTACTGTGAATAACCTTAGGTTATCCCTAGCATCCTTAACCGTAATGTAATCTACATTTTCACCTGAGGCTATACCACCGATAACACGAGCATAATCTTGTGGTCCAAAGGCTACACTAAAGGAAACATCCCAAGTGTTAACAGGAGAATCTAAACTAAACATCTCCATCTCTGTTCCAGAGAAGTCATTAGAGAATGACGTATCAAATTGATCTGAAGTTACTAGAACTACATATCTCTCATTAGCATCCCTGTTTATAAAGTGAACCTTAGCATCTGTATCTGTTTTGTTACTGAGTTTAGTTACGTGTTCTAACGGTGGTCTCTTCTTCAGACCTTCAGCAACAGTAACCATTCCATTCTCTTGTACCTGTGATTGAGAAGCTAGTCGTAAACTAGGAGGTTGCTGTGAAACACCATTTATTAGGTTACTTATTTGTTCAGATATTAATGACATCTACCAGAGCTTCCTATGTCTTTTAGTTATATTATACATCTCAATATCACTATAACCTACATTGTATCCAGCTCTATCTGTTTCATCATCCAAGAGATCTGCATAGGCTTCACTCTCTTCTATTCTGTTTATCTGTTCTGCAGACACCTGACCTATGATCTCCTCTTGGAAGATCCTAGCTGCTCTTACGGTTACATACTGTCTGAACGTATGCGGTGTATCCACAAAATCAAGAAGTGTAATAGTAACAGCATTGTTAGGAGCACTCCCAAAGGTGAACGTATTGTTCTCTAAGTCATACAGAAACGGAGAACCTTCACGGCCTCTTAAAGTAGTGAGCTTATTCGGAATCATAATAGACAGTACATTAGAACCTACTGGTACTCGACTAAAAGAATCCAAGGTCATAACTACATCCCATTCTGTATTGAAATGCCACCCCTTCTGCTGTATTGCTCTGTTCGTATTGCTTAACAAGTTCTTAGCCTGAGTAACTTCCACAGTAGTAGCTGTTTCTAAACTAGATACAGCAGCTTCACCTATAGCAGCCAAAAGAATATTGACTGCTTGAAGTTCTGTCATAGGAACCTGTGATATAAATGCCATTTTAAGTCACCAAAGAGAAAGCTGTAAGTTGGGCCATCCGTGCTACTACATTACCTGTACCATCTACGTTACCTACAAAGATATTCAAGTAGTCATTAGTAGCCATTGAAGCAAAGCCAGAGACCGACATAGGTACTGAGTTAGTTGTTAGTCGTGGACAGAAACCACCAATCTTAGCACCTGTTACAATGGTTCCACCTTTGGTTACAGCCATAACTAATTCATGGTCAACTACAGCTGTAACAATTTCCAGCATTACTGAAGCTGTAAAGAAGACATTCGTAGTGGGAGTACCTGTGTACCTTAGCTGTCCATCTGTATTCATATCAAACTCATTAGCTGTTGGAGCTGTGCTAAGAGTAAATGTAGCTGCTGTCTCTACTGCTACCATGTTGGTGATCGAGCTAGGTGTGACATTAGCTTGTCCTGCAATTGTTGTAGCAGCTGCTGTACTTACAAATATACTGCCTTGTTTGGTTTGGCAAGTCTCTACTAAATCTCTAAGATCCTGAGGCGTAATAGATCCAGCAGCCTGACTGTCTTGAAACAGATTGCTTGCCATATCTGTGACAGTTCTGCTTGTATCTGCCATAATTTGTTCTCCTAATTAGAAAAGAAGGGGAGTCTATCCTAGCCCTCCCCAATAGTTTAACTATCTGTTATTGTAGTACCAGAGCCGGAACCCTGTACAGACATACTGAAACCTGCAGTAACAGCTACAGCAGCTGGAGCTTTAGCAGCCAGACGTACTATACTTTTAGCAGGAACTTTAAAGGGAATATTTCCTGGAAAGGAAAATGAACCCATGTTATTTTGATTACCACCAGTAGCAGCAACAACATCATTGTCACCTTCTACTACTGTTACTTTAGCAACAGTACGCCATGTCTCTGAGTTAGCAACTCCAGAAGACTCAGCGTGTGCCACTTGTAAAGCAATCTCAGCAGTACCAGCACCAGCAGCTACAGCATCTACATCATACCAGAAGCCATGAACATAACCAGTGTGACCAGCAGGAACCTTCCAAGTACAGTTACCTGACTCTTTAGAGCCTGCATCAATGAGTGCATGAACACCACCACCAGTTACGTCAGCAATGGTGATAGCCCCAGCAGCAGCAAGTCCAGTACCAGAAGCAACAATCTCTGCTTTCTGAATAAAGGAGATAGTCTGCTCAGTCATTTCAACTGCACCCGTACCATTCATAGCAACATCTTGAGTTGCCTGATTTGAATTAGCATCAAGATACGTTACTCGTACACTTGTTGCACCAGTACTTCCAACATCATCGGCTGTGTCACCAGATACTACATCAATATCCGCACCAGCTAGAACAGGAAAAACCTGTTGGGCATTGGTGTTGGATATTGTTTCAAAAGTTGTCCCAACCGTAGCATTGTCAGCATAAGGCTGATACAATTCTACATTGGTAACAGTATCTGCAGCAATAGCAAGAGATTGGATATTAGCTATATCAGTCATATTTTATATCCTTTCCCTTAAGAGGTTTTAAATTCGACACAACCTTCTGGTCGAATGAAGCCATGTCCCATTGCATACTTAGCTACAATGATCCAGCCTTGGTTTTTAATTTGATACTCAGTTTCCACAGCTAGATTTAATAGCTTCACAGTAGCGACTGATGACTTGTGCATAACCAACGCTTTAGTCGTGCTAAAGTTGCCGTCATGTGTAGTCACTTGTGCGGAACTTACGTTAGTAATAGGTAGATTATTAGTCTTCACAATGTGAATACCAGCAACCTTCATAACTTCACCTTCTGAATACACTCCACTTCCACCCCAGTCACGGTTGATGAGGTCAGTAGTCTCTGCCATCAGGTAATACTGAGCAGGACGGATGTACATATACCTATCATTCTCAGGTACATTGTTCTCATCAAGCTGCTCTGCAGCATCAAAGAGTCCTGAACCCAAGGTGGAACCTGACGTTCCATAAGAGGAGGTAGTTAGAACAGCACCACCATTACCACTCGTAATGAGCGTAGATGACCGTGCTCCTAATACACCCTGTTGTAATACATTCTGATCCCACTGTGTACCTAAGGCAATACCAGCTTCCTTAGCGTAGATAGAGCGAACCTCAAAGTGAGACATAGCCTCATCCAAGTTGTTCACAAAGTGATCAGCAATCAAGAGACCATCAATAGAGATGACCTTCTCGTTCTTGTGAATAATTGTACCGTCTAACTCAATACCCGTAGTTCCAGTATTGCCAGAACCATTGATATAAGCGTACTCCGTAGCAGCAGTCTTCCATACCAATGGAAACTGTACGGAAATACCTGAGCTAATTGAACGGATAACGTGCTTGTCCATTGTCACACTTGCTTGCTCGAAAGCAGTCAAGACTTCCCCAGCATAGACCTTAAGCATCAACGCAGATGAATCACCTGCAGAGTTAGCTTGGCCCGTGCGGGTCATGGTTAGGACGGGAGCACTAGTGTCTGTAACTGACATTGTATTCTCCTAATTTAAAATTAATAAAAAGTATGTAACATAAAGTGCTATACCTTTCTCTAACTTTCAACTAGGGATTGTGGACCGCAGCCCGTCTCTGTCTACTTGTTTAAATACTTGATAGCGTACTACTAAACTATAGGCTGCCCTGACTAAACAGGTCAGACCGTTCTAATTTATCTCTAACATCTTGCCTAAACGCATGATCATATTCATAGCGCGGGTCTTTCATCATAGCAGTAACTTCCGCATTACTACGAAATACTTCTCCACGGTTCCCCTCAGGAGCCGCTTGTTTACCACCATATACTTCACCCTCTACACCTGTCTGGTTCTGGTATGCAGCTTGTAAGCCTTGTGCTGCCATCTTAGCAAACTCTATGTTCCCTGAGTTAACAGCATTGTCATAAGCTACGATCTGTTCTTGGCTATAATTACTCTTAGCCCAGTCTACCATTCCATTATAATTCTCTGCACCACCTACACTATTCTTAACCTCATTGCCAATCTGTTCTCCTAAAGCTCTCTGTCCAGCAATGTATTGGTTCGCCATGTCCCTACTGATACCACCATCTTCCAACTGCTGATAGCTATTGTCAGACAATGAACCATTCTGCGTGTACTCTTCAGTAAGAGCAGCGATATCAAATGCACCTTCAGCCACTGGGACATCTTGTGGAATACCAAGATCATCCTGGACATCTATAGGTACATCAGGACTGTGCATCTTTCTTTCTAGTTCTTCATAACTTTGTTTTAGCTTTGCGTAGTCACCTTGGAACTTGTCACCACTATTGTCCATCTCAGGACGTTCAGTAGGGACATCATTGCCTTCTCCCTTGGCAGCCATCTCTTCATTGTACTGGTCCTCAGAAGATATGTCTACTTGGTCACTTGGCACTGTCAGCTGGTTTGCCATATCTCTCTCCATAAGTTTCTTTGATTGTTCCATTACGTAATTGGATCTTAGTGTAGGTAGATGCTAGTCCACCATTAGTCTGTGCACCAGTCCTCTGCTCTAGGATCTCATTCTTGATCTCCACATCTTTTAACTCAGCTTTACTCGTAACGGATCGTGCTATCTTATCCTTTTCTTTCTGCTTGTCTTTAGACTCTGTATTCTTATTGGGCATCTTGCTGTTGTGCTCCTTGTTGTTGTGCTCTCATCATTTCCCCACCCTGTGTAACAGCATTGGGTACTCCAGCTTTCATCATCTCAGCCTGTTGCTGGGCTTGTTGTTGAGCTTGTTGTTCTTCTTGAACTTCCTCTTGTGACTTAACTAAACCCTTCATATCAATACCAAAGCCTACACCAATTCTCTTAGCAAAGTCTCCTACATTGATATACTTTGCTACCACTTCTGGTCCTAAGGTTTGAGTTAAAGTCTGAATAAAGGTAGCTAGTTTGTTAGCATCATTGCCTCTACCTAGAGCCTCGTAGCCTGTAATGATAACAGGTTCTACAGTCCCTTCTGGTAGCTTGGGAAGTTTACCTTCTTTCTCTAGTCCTGCTTGTATTCGTTTGACCAATGGAAGTTGTAGCTCATGGGATAGTAATGAATAGACTCCTCCCTTTGAGGTATCAATCTCCTGTGCCATCATTCTAATCTCTTCTGCTGTGACTCTCTCTGCATTTCTCTGTACTCCTTCTAACAATAAGAAGGCAGATGCTAGTCTACGTTCAATAGCTTCAAGTGTTTCTCTGGCTACCCTGAAGTCATTGAACTTCTGTACTTGTATGACACCTACATCATCTGGATTACCCTGCCTAACTGATAGGTTAGGTGCAATCACAGACTTCATCTTAGTTGTACCATTAGGTTTAACTAGGAAGATCACCTTGGCTGCTGCTGCAGTTCCTTCAAGTATGCTCCTGTTCAAACCTTCTGCTGCTCTTAGGTCTCCTAAGTATTCTTCTACGAATCCTCTACCGTAGTCTTCACCATCAATAGCGTTGTACCTTAATGCCAACCACGGGTTCTTATCTAAGGGATAACTTGAGTCAGTGTTAGGGATCTTAGTATCATGTACTTCTTGGTGTACTACAATCTTATCACCCTTACGCCTGACTACTGTGTATAACTCTAGTACTTTCTCAACACTGTCTGCATCATCTCCAGTTTCTTTAGGAGGTGATGAATTAAAGATGTCCATGTATAATTCCCTAGACATCTCTTCTTTAACTATGATCTCCAGCATCTCCCCTTGAGGATCTCTTCTTACACAGTACTGATCCAGGTGGAATACTCTAATCTTATTCTTCTTACCCACATGAAGTACACAGTTACCAGTGATAACTAGGTGACGTAAGCATTCATTAAGGGGTACACGCATAGCCTTAGCTTCTACCTCATTACTAATGGCTCTCTCCATAGAGTTAAGTCCTTCCTCTACTGGAGCACGTTGTTGCTGTAGCTCTTCTAACATAAAGTCATCTATCTGAAACTTAACAAACGGAGAGTTAGGAGGGAAGAGAGTAAGGAGAAACTTAGAGCTGAGACTGTTAACGCCTTTAGCTCCTATGCTTTGATAAGGTGTGGGTAAAGGATTGTTTCTATCACCATGACGAGGTAAGATAAAAGGTAATGTTAGCTCTGCACTCTCCCATGCTACATCTAAGAATAGCTGTTTATCACGGCACATATTTGAGTAGCGTTTGTTAGTTTGCATCATGCTAATTGTAACCCTGTGTTAGCGAATGAGGAAGTGTCTATACTTAGATCACCTACGTCTTCTTGTGTTAGCTTTCTTTTCTTGCTACGTTTAATAGCGTCAGCTAGTGAGGCAGTAGCTTGTCTGCCACCACTGCCTGTTGTTGCTATGTTCTGTGAGTTCTGTTGGACTTGTGTGGAAGCTGGGGTGAAACCGGGAATTTCTGGCGCAGCTAA